AGATTTACCTCTCATTACTTGAACTATTTCGTCAAGTTTAATGTTTGATAATCTTATTTTAGCATTTCTTAAAGCAGCGCTTTTATCTTTTCTATATCTTTGTACTACATATTCTTGAACACCTGCTCTTGTAGATAAAAGATAATAAGATATGCTTCTATACATAGCTTCTTCAGCCATTTTAGGAACTTTAGTGTCTAAGTCATAAGCAAGACCATCTGATATGTACTCAATAACAACTAGTTTACCTACGCAATTACTAGAAAAAGTAAACCTGCCTTCTCTTTCATTGATACCAAACCAACCGTTTGCCTGTGAGTACTGAGGATCTAACCCATAAAGTCTTCCCCAATTGAAAGGTCCGTTTATACCATAGTTATCCCAAGCATAACCAAAGTTATCCCAGTTTTGATACCATGTTCCATTTATTAGTTGAGTATTAGCTTGACCCCATCTTTCTTCTGTTATAGATGTTCCTTCTGTATTTTCACCATGACTATCTTGAGTAGGTTGTCCAGCAGAATCCTGTAAAAAAGTATTATATGGGTTTGTAGTTAAATTATTGTTAGGATATAGAGGTCTTTTTACGCCAAAACCATCTATATAGCAAATGCTAACATAGTTAACATAGTCTTGAGGTATTGTCAAGGAAAGTGAATCTGGAATTGTTAATTCAGATGATTTGATACTTTTCAATGTATCATAGCTAAACTCCTGTAATGATCTTTTAGCAAAAAATAATATATCAGATTTTTTAGCAGTTTGTATAAGCTTACCGTCACCAACGTAACCCACCATGTAATTATCTATTATATCACCTAGTTTTACATAAGAATACTCACCATAGTTGTCTTCTACAGCTTGGCCAAAAGCTTTTTCATTATCTGTTTGACCGTACAAACCACCAGTTAAAGATTTTAATTGAACAGCTATATATACGTTTGCCCCAGGAGAAGCAACTAGTTCTATAATATTATTACTAACTTTTAACTCTGTAGTCCATTCTACCCAAGTACCAGCAAAGCCTGTCGCGCTTGTATATAACTTAAAATTGTTTAAAACATAGTCTGCGTCTGTAGGGTTCCAGCTAGTACTACTACCTAATACAAGATCAGTATCAAATGTTGTTGTAAACTTTTGATTAGCAGTGTCAGTTGCGTCACCTCTAAAGCCTTGTGACCCAGCGTAGTATTGTTGATTTGTTTCTGTTATTAAACCCATTTATTTAAGATTTTAAATTTGCTTCAACAGATCTTGACTCTTGTTCAGCTGTTTGTATTATTGTTGGATCATTTATTACGATACCGGAATATTTTAATATATTTGTTACTAAATTTGTTTGTTCAGAAATATCTAAAGCAAAGTTATTGGAAGAAGCTTGACTATACAAATATTGACCTTGAGTTCCACCGCTGAATCCCCAAACTGGATCTGATGGAGTTTTTAAAACAGTAGCAGTTAATGAGTCTGGAACTGGAGATGGAATTATTATATAACTACTATTTTGACCGTATTGAGAAGGACTAGTATATCCATAGTTATAATATATAGGATATCTACTTGTTGGTTTTGTTAATTTAGATTTTTCTATTATTGTATATTCTTTTTTACTAACTCTTTGAGCAACTGAATACATAGTCGGATTACCATTATACGTACATATAACTTCTCCTATCATGTAAACCTCAGTATTAAAAGAATTTGTAACAGGATCTAGTGATGGATAAGCAAAACTAGTATTGTTTGATTCAATTTGAAATTGAATCTCTTGTATAAAAGGAGTTAGTTTGTAAGATAAGTTTTCAAAAATATTAAAATACTCTGTGTCATTCTGAGTGTTATTTTGATTTACTCTATTAACTTGATTACCGTCAGGAAAATAAGAATTGAATATCTCAAGTTGAACTTGTGTAGCTATACTATTAAACTCAGTTGGAGGCATATAACCTCTTTGCTCTTTGTTTAATACATACAAGACTGTTTTATATACTGTGTTTACGTTTACAGGCATTTATTTATTTTTTTATATACTAAAAAGGCGGCCGAAACCGCCTATATATAGTATCACTTGTTTTTATAGTTTTTTATCTATAGATCTATAAACTTCCACACCTTCGTCTGTTTTTAACCAAGCGGCAAAAGCAGAGTAAGGGTTTTCATCAAAAGGTACATTCATTAGTTTTCTACCGTTTGATCCCCATGTAAATGATCTTTGATCACCAGATAATTTAATTATGTTAGCTTCAACTGCTCTTATAGCAAAGTTTCTAAGCTGTACATTTTCATCTTTAGCTAGACTTATAAACAATGATGGGTTGCTTCTAGCAAATAACATTAGATCTCTTCGTAGTTCCTTAGAGCTCATACTGTTTACTTTAGAGCCTATTTCAACTCTTAATATTGCTTCTGCAAAATCTACATCCATTTCTCTAGCAGCGTTTAAAGCGTCTATTTGAAGATCTAATACGTCTAATTCATCTTCAGCGACTGCAACAGCGCTAAATTCTTCATAAACTTTACCTTTTAAAGGGTGATATAAAGATAATAGCTTTTGTAAATTTTGTTTAGATTCATCTACTATCATTTTACCATCTTTAAATACAATATGCCCCATTGTACACTCTCCATTTTGTTCATCTACAAGTGGTGAGTCTTGGTTTGTTGCATATCTTATTTCTCTTTGCTTACCTGACACTTTATCAAAATAAAGCAACGCGTGCTTTTTTGTATGCCTACCAGGTATTGTATAAGTTAAAGGAGTTTTGCTTCCTTTAAGATAATAGATTCTGTCTTTAATTTCCCAACTAGGTTTTGTTGGTTTTTTTGGTGCGGTTTTTACCGCTACCTCTTGAGGTGCAACCTCAACAGTTTTTTCTGCTGTAGCTTTTTTAGCCATAATATAATATAATTAAATAGTTAATAAAAGTAATAATTACCCCTGAAATTACATCAGGGGTAAACATTACCTGTGTGAATGATTAGATTCCTTTGAATAACACAAAGTTGTTAGCAGCTTGAGTTACTAAACATCTTTCTGATAGGAAGTTTACTTCCATAGCATCAAGAGTTGAAGTAAATGCACCACCAGCAGAACCAGTTAACCAAGACTTCATACGTCTGTCATCAGCCTGTGAAGCTCTATAACGAACGTGTAAGAAAGGTCTACGGATATTAGTTCCTAGAATTTGATCATATACTGTAGAAGTTCCTGCAGGGATTAATACACCTTCAATTGAATTAATACCATTAATAGCACCACGTGTAGAAGCGTCATTTAAGTATTTCCAATCAGTTTTGTAAAAATCGTAAGAACCTCTTCTGAATCCTGAGAATCCAAGGTTAAGAGCCATTTCTTCTGAGTTTTCAAATAAACCAAAAGCAGTTCCTCCAGCGTATCCACCAGAGATGCTAGCTAGCATATCATCAAAATCAAGAGCAGTTTGTCTCTGTAAGAAAAGCATGTTTTCTTCAATAGCACCTTGAGTATCTAAGTTTTTCAAAATAGCATCGAACTCATCAAGACCAGCAGCAGCTGTAAATCCTGATTGTACGTTACCTCTAGCTTGGATAGCAGCAAATAAACCTTCAGATCCTGGAGATGCTGGAATACCTGGGTTAGCACCAGCAGCAGGAACTTGGTTAAATTCAGCTTCTACCATACTCATTTCTAAGTAATCTTCAAAACGTAATCTTGTTTCAGACTCAGCTTTTAAGTACCATAAATATCCAGATGTTCCGTCTTCAGTCGCAACTTCAACCCATCCAATTTGTGCCATATCAGATCCAGATACTACGTATTGGCTTCTTAATATGATTGGTGAGTTAGAGTATTGTGTAAGCTGAGGATCAACACTTATACGCCCTTGGTTTAAAGCAGCAACGCTACCTTGAACAGTGTCAGTTCCTTTTCTGTAATCAGAACCGTATACAAATATCTTTTTATCTAAAGCAGCTGACCAACCATTAGCTGGAATAAGCTGTACATTATCAAAAGTTTGTACAGTAAGAACTTGAGCACCAAGTCCAGATGCAGCGTAAGCTCCAGAATCAGTAACAATAGCTTTTGCTTCAGCTCCAGTTACAGGATCTAAAATAACAATTGTATCATTAATAGAAACAACGTTAGCTTGTGCAGCTGGTAAAGTTACAGCTGTATCTGTAAACGCGCCACCAGCAGGACCGACAGCTACGCCAACACCAGTGTAAGCGATATGTAATCTATTTTGTTCAGACCAAATCACTTGATCAGAAGTCATTGGCATTTCAGCGCCAACCATACGTAAAAAACCAGATAACGTTCTGTTTCCATAACGCTCTACTTCTTGTTCGTATACTTCAGGTAAGTATTGTTGTGCAAAGGTGTTTGTATCACCAGCGGCACCACCACCGTTAAATTGTAGGTAGTTGCTGTTCAATACCTCCTGAACTTGTGAAGGGATTAACCCTCCGAATTGTGGAGATAAACTCATAATTTTAAGTTTTTAATTAGTTAAATTTTCTTGTTTTTATTTTTAATTTTGTAGAATCAGCACCACTAATTGATTTTACTTTAAGACCGTTTATAAAAACATTACCTTGTTGAGATCTTGCTTTTGTATCAGTTAAGTTCTTTGATTTATTAACCACTTCTTTAACTGCATCGGCTTTACCTTGTTCGTAAAAATGTGCGGCAATCTTATCTACATTTTCAGCAGCATACATAGCTTTGTGATAACCTTTCGTGTCATTAACATTACCTTCGCTGTCTAGAAACTTTCCGACAAGGTTTGTTATGTTTGATTGGTTTTCAGCAACGTTTTGAGCATTTTGAATATTATACTTATACCTTTTATCTCCAACTTTAATATCGAAACCTTCGAAATCGTCATTAAATAATTTTTTAGTATTTTCTTTAAACTGCTCATGTTGCAACGTAGCTTGTTCTTGTTGCTTGTTATATCGGTTGAAAAAATCCATAGCTTTTTGTTGTTCCTGAGTAACGCCCGGTCTCAACTTGATCTCGTCGTAATATTTACTCTTTGTTTCCTCTAAAAAGCCTTTAGCTTTTGCAACTTCTTCTTTAAACGCAATTTTCTTTTTGCGTATGTCTTTTGCTTCGTCTAAATCTTCGTCAAATGAAAAATCTTCTAGCAAAAGATCAATATCTTCACCTTCTAAATAAGGTTTATTTTTTTTGTAATACTCTTTTAATAATGTTTTATCATCAACTTTAGAGTAATCAGTGTTAAGTCTAGTGTAATCCTCTATGCTTCCACCAGTTTCTTCCATAAATGAAACTAACTTTTCAATGTTTTCTGGTAGTTGTTTACCTAAAACTTTTTCATCTCTTATAGCTTCTTTTACTTCTGCTTCTACTTTCTTAACTTCTTCTTCAGTTACTTCTTTGATTGCAGAAAACCCTTCAGTAGTCTCGTTGGACTCTTGTACAGGTTCTTCCATCTTAACGCTATCTCCGGGTGATGTATCTCCAGATACTTCTTTTGTTTCTCCGATTTGAATGGCATCTTCTTCTTTTTTTATTTCAACCTTAGTAATGTTATCTGGTACTTCTATTAAAGGTTCTTTTGAATTAACATTTACTTTTGTAATGTTATCTTTTGTTTCTACTAGTTTTTTAGGTGTTGTTTTCTTTTTTAATTTAAATTCACCCTCCTGTTTAACAGGTTCATTTGTTTTTACTTCTTCTGACATAATATAATATAATTAAATAATTAATAATACAGTTTATATAACTGTAGGAAACGGTTGCAGGCTGTTTTCTGTTTCAAAATCAATAGGTCCTGTATCGTTTTTTCTTTGAGCAATCATTTCGCTCTGTTGAGTTGCTTGAATTTTTGTTCTTTTATCTTTTCTGTTTTCTATTCTATCTTCCTTTGCTTCCATGCTTTTTACGTCCATTTGCTTTAGTTGCATATCATACTGAAACTGTTGCTGTAGTCTTTGTTGCTCTATTTGAGCGGCAATTTGCATGCGTTCAATTTCCATTTGACTTTTAGCTTGTTCGTATTGAACATTAGCACCTGATATAGCTTCTTGTTTTTGAACTTCAGCCATAGCTGTTTTCTCAGCAGTTTCAGCTTGAGCATTTGCTTGAGCTTGTATATTAGCTTGCTGAGACTGTTGGTCTTGTAACATTTTTTGCTTACGTTTTATTTTAAGCATTTGATTTGCTAACTTGAGATTTTTAATTTGTCTCAAGTCTATAGCGTCTTCAAGATCTATACCGCCACTTTGTAAAGCTACTTGTATATTTTCTTCTAATTTAGCTTGCTCTTCTTCATCTGGCTCTAATTCTAAAAATATACCAAAGTCATGAAGATTTAAATTATTAACTTCTTGCAAAGTTTGAACGTTATATGTTGATATAGAATTTTCTAAAGCTTGTCTTGTCAATGGAAACTCTAAAGCATCTGAAACTTTTAAAGCAATATTTTCTGCTATTTTTAAAGTTAAATACAAGCTAGACTGTTTAATATGTCTAGTTGCCACATTAGATGCGTTAGCTGCTATTTTTTGTAAACCAACAAGTGTTTGTTTGTCAGGCGTACTACCATCTCTAGCTTCATTAAGTCCCGTTACATCACGTATCATTTGTAAATAGTACTGATAAGTTGTTATTAAACTTTGTATTTTAGCTTGACCATTAGAACTATTTAATTCTTGTATAGGAACTTTACCGTGATTAAACTCACCGTCTTGTGTCATTGATCTACCTACAATAGAACCAGTTTGGAAATACATGTTAAGTGCTTCTGCAGGATTATAATTTGTACCGTTTCCTAAGTCGACTTCCGCGAGTCCGTCCATGTCTAAATATACACCGTCTGGTACCATACGAGATAAAACTTGCTGAAGTTTTAAATGAGTCAATTGTATTATATCAGCAAAACCTACACATTTGCTAACTAGAGATTCTATTTTACCTTTGTATATTCTAGGCGCACATATAGCGTAATTCATTTCTACTTTTGTAGTATCTGCATAAGGTCTAGACATGTTTTCAGCTAACTCCCATTTTAAAAGAGTATTTGTTCCTAAAACTTTAGCACCGCTATATAAAACCTCTATAGATCTTGATACTCTTTCAAAGTTATCATTTTCAGGTGGATTAAAACTATCGTCTTTTTCAATAGCTTTCATTAAACCTTGATCTGTTTGTTTTATTTTGAAAACTTGGTTATGGTAAGTTTTGTAATCAAAATATAAAACTTGAACCGTGTTTTCATCGTAATCACCCCAACCAGTAACATAAGACTTGTTGCCAGGCATAGCTTGTATTCTTTTTAATTCATCTTCGCTAATATCTGGAAACTCTTTTTTTAGCTCTGGTATTGTTATAGCCTTTAGTTCACCTACATAGTATATATCTTCAAAGTTTGGATCCTCTGTATAAGAATGAACAATATAAGCAGGATCAACGTAATCTACAGTAACTCCGTTAGCTGTATTAAAATTTGTTTTAGCCGCAGCGATACCACAAACGGTTAAATCCATGTTCAATCTACGCCTTACTAAGTCATATTTATTTTGAGCTAATATAGAAGATATAGCTTCCTCTTCTGCTATCTCTACCGATTGTTTATAACTCAACTGCATGTGAAGCTCTAATTGCTCAGCTGTTTCTGGAATTACTTTTTTATTAGGAGATTGATAAAGATCAATTCCTAAAGTATTTTTTAAGTTATCAAGATATTCTTTAGCAACCATATCTTCTTGAAGCTTTGAAGCGTATTCGGTTCTTTTTCTTATAGACTCTGGATCTTGAGAATATGCTTTTATATCATAACTCTTAGAAGAAATACCATTAACTACAATGTCAACAAATTTTGATAAAATAGGAACTGGCTTCCAGTCTAAATTAAGATAAGACAAATCGCCATTAATAGACAATTCATCTTTGTATTTTTGTATGCTTTGTTCTCCTCGTGCATATTGACGAAGCTGATGATAATTGTTCCAATTAGTTAAATATCTATTGCCACTAGTTCTGCCTCGACCAAACCACTCTTGTTCTATTGCTTGAGCAACTTGAGATCCGTACTCCCAACTTGCTTTTTCAGCAGTGCTTACAACTTGGCTAGGAAAAGCGCTGTTAGTGTTAGTGTATATATTCATTTAAATAATTTTTGATGTAATTCCTTTGTTATCGTATTTTTTAAAACCCAAGTCTACTGATTTTAATTCTCTTTTAGCTTGAGGTAAATATCTATGCTTATTGCAAGCCATTAAAGCTAAACCTGTGCTAATAGAAGCATCATGTTTAGTTCTGTTATTTATATTAAATGTTGCCCAGTCTTCTAAGGTTTTTTGAAAATACATATCTCCATAACCGTTTTCTCTTAGTCCAACAAAGTGTTCTATATATGTTTCTATAGCAGCTGCGTGAGCTTGTTTTATATCCTCACTCGAATTTGGTATACCACCTATTTCTCTTTCAGTAACAGATAGTTTATTTCTTTTTTTATCTGGTCTATTCATTGCATAACCTCTATATCCTCTTCTTTTAAAATGATATAGTAATCTAGGTTTGTTGTTTTCTACTAATATTGGCATGCCGTAAAACACACAAGCCATTAATACATCTTCAAAAAATATTTCAGCTGTTTGTGGTCTAGCAATATATTCTAAGAAAAAATGATTAGGTGGAACGTCCATCATACTAAATTTAGTTAATCCATGCAAAGAACCATTAGAACCTTTACCATCTACTGTTCCAGATATATCGTATGGATCACAACCAAAAGCACCCACTGATTCATTACCAGGGTAGTTAATTCCATTTTTTATATATCTTACATTTTGCATTTCTAATGGAGGAACCCAAGTTATTTTAAACCTACCATTTTTATTAGGCATAAATATAACTCTAGTATCTTTCTTGGCATCTTCCCATTGAAAACTACCTGTCGTTATAGCTAGTTCGTTTTTAGAATCTTCATTAAAATCTATCTGTTGATATATTTTAGTTAGATTAAATAAAGACTCTTTTGATTCATCTCTAAATGCGTGCTTAGTTGTGCGCGGAAACTGTCTATAAAATTCATTTAAACCGTCTTGATCATCTTTTAATCCTTCTACCTCGTTGTTCCAGTACTCTATTACACCTAGTTTTATTTTTTGACCATGCGGTCCTTCAACAGGGTTTTTTGGTGTGTCGAAGACAGGTACGCCATGAGAATCAATGTATCCTTCGTAATTCCACTCCATAGGAATGAACAGAGAATATAATCCGCTGCGAGTCTGTCCATTGGCGTTTCTTTTAGTAACATCTGAGTCATCATATAATTTTTTAAAGTTTCTACCGCCTTTATCTAAGGCATTAGATGTACTTCCCATCATACACTTACCAATAATTCTACTACCTAATCTAAGGGTGGTTTTCGTAACACGCCAGTTGTTGAGGATGTTGTTCGGCCTTTCCCATTTACCGCTCTCATCGTGGACGAGGAGTTTGAGTTTCTCACCATCGTAGGAGTTGTCACCTGTATTCTTCCAGTCGATTGTGGTGTCCAAGCCTTGTAATTCTTCTTGGGCAATTTCTTCCGTGGTGGACGAGGTAAGCTTACGACGGGTGTATTTTGTGGCTGGGACACGATAGGCAAGCTCGGTCTTGGGCCTGTCCATACCGTCCTGGGTCGGCTTGAAAAAGAATGGGTAATTAACGGATATCGGTACCACCTTGTCTGTAAACATCTTCTTCGCATCAGGTCCAGTCTTAGATAATACTCCATATCTAGAGTCGGAGGATATTGTAGCCAAGTTGACCACCTCTCCTGATGCCATAAAGGAAAAGCCTGATCGACGATTCTTAAGGTAGCACAGTCCGTAGGATCGTATATCGGCCTTACAAGCTTCCCAGAAAATGAAGAATAATCTATTTGATTCCCGAAAGTCTGGTGCCCCAACGTCAATTTTGCTCCACTGCAAGTACATGTAATGAGTACCAGTAAGGTAAGTAGCAACGCTTTTGTTATAAAACCAAAAACCTTCCTCCCTACGGGTAAACTCTTTATCAATGTAATCATACCATTTTTCTTTAAAATCTTGTGGATATTGCTTCCAGTCGAACGTTGTTTTTATCTTACTTAGAACCTTAGGATATTCAGTTTTATTCCATTTGTTGTTATCAAATGTATGAATATCTTTTTTTTCAGGCAAAGCTATTTTTAGGTTTTGTATTTCATAAACCTCTCCAATTTTACCGGTTTTACTTATTACGACCATGTCGTGATCTTCGTTGTAACCGTATTCCCACTTGTTGTACCTATTCATTCGTTTAAGAACTTTAGGTTTTATGTGGTCGGGTAATATCTTATATAGAGTTTGTTGATACATTATTTTTTAGATCTACCTTCTGCAAAGCCTTTGAAATTACTTTGCTTTATTTCTTTAGGTTTTTCATCTAACATATCTTGCTCTTCTTGTATTCTATTTAATATTTCAAACGCATCAAATATTGCTAATTTTTTTGTTGCTGCTGCGTTTTTTAAA